GGTGAGACGGAGTTTAGCCAGGTAGCACGCGCGGCAGACGCGGCCGCCGGCCAGGTCGGATCGGACTTCGAGCGGGGCGCTGAGCACGCTGAGTCCTCCTTTGACGAGCTTCGACGGTCTGCCGATAGAGACTTCGACCGGATCCAACGGAGCGCCCGATCGACGAGTGTAGCGACGGGCAAGCACTTTAACATCGCGGGTTTGGCAGGTGCCGCGGCGTTTGCCGGTGTCGCCGCCGCGGGTGTCGCGGGACTCGGCGCTCTCGCAACGATGGGTCTGACGAGTGCTGCGTCACTCGAGCAGACGAAGATCAGCTTTGACTCACTGCTCGGGAGTGCCGATGAGGGCGCGCGAGTCTTTAAGCAGCTCCAAGAGTTCGCCGCCGCGACGCCGTTCGAGTTTCCAGAGATCGCCGACGCTGCGAAGCGCTTCCTGGCGTTCGACGAGTCGGTGGGACTCACCGACGCGGGACTGCGAGACTACCTGACGACGGTAGGTAACGTCATCTCAGTGACGGGTGGCGGCGCCGAGGCGTTCGGTCGCATCAACCTCGCCATCGGGCAGATCGGTTCGGCCAGCAAGATTACGCTCGATAACCTGAACCAGATTGCTGACGCGATTCCCGGATTCTCTCCTATCGCGGCGATCGCGAAGGGTCTTGGAGTCTCGACCGCCGAGGCGATGGACCGCGTGTCTGCGGGAGTGATCCCAGCGGCGCAGGGCGTTCAATTTCTTCTTAAGGGCATGCAGGCGTTCCCGGGTGCGGCGGGCGCGATGGAGAAGCAGTCACAGACGCTCCTCGGTGTCTTCTCCACATTCAAGGACGTCATCGGGCAAACGCTCTCTGAGGCGTTCACTCCCGTTATTCCTACCATCAAGGAAGCACTCACCAGTGCGACTCCAGTCATTGGCGACGCACTTAAGGAGATCGCCCCCGCACTAGGCAACCTCATCGCCGGCCTGCTGCCGATCATCACAGGCTTTATTAAGCTCGTCGGTCCGATTCTCACACCGATCCTCGACGCACTGGTGCCGGCACTCAAGTCGATCGAGCCTACGTTAGCACCGCTGGGCGAGGCGCTCGGGCAGATCGTCGTTGCACTCATACCGATCATTCCGCTACTCGCTGAGTTCCTCGTCGCGGTGGTGGAACTCGCCACGCCTCTTATTCAGCTACTCGTGCCCGTTGTTAAACTTCTCACGCCTCTGCTACAGTTTATGGCCGACGCTGTGGGTGAGTTCGCAAAGTGGATCGGGACGATCAACTGGGGCGCCGTAGGCAATGCGATCGGTGGTGCGTTCTCAGACGCGTGGGACGCGGTGTTTGAGTTCTTCTCTGGTCTCATCGAGTGGTTTAGTAAGCTTCCTGATGTGATCGGTGAGTTCTTGGCTTCACTTCCCGGTAAGTGGGTCGACGGCCTCGGGAAGATGTTCGACGCCGCACTCTTCGTGATCGGTATGGGTATCGGCCTACTCATCGCATCGATCACCGAGTTTCCAGGTATGGTCATTGATGCGCTGTTCGCACTACCAGGCATGCTCATATCGTTCCTCACCGGTATGTGGACGACCGCCGAGACGACCACCACGTCGTTCCTCGATCGGATGGTCGACGCGATCATCGCGCTGCCGGGCCGCTGGATCGCAGGTTTAAGTCTACTTCTACCCATTGTCGGGAAGTTTTTCTCTGATGCATTCAATCACGGTAAAGAGATCGTCTTTAAGGCGATCAACGACATCGTCGCATTCGTGAAGAGCATCCCCACTCGCATCGGTGACTTCGCGCTAAACATCGGCGTGAGCATCGTGAACTTCTTCAAGTCGTTCTTAAACCGCGCGATCGACGGACTCAACTCTGGCATCGCGAAGGTAGACGAGATCATTCCGGGAAGTCTACCGCGAATTCCGCGTCTCGCGCACGGTGGCATCGCGATGGGGCCCGCACTGATCGGTGAGGACTCACGTACGACACCGGAGGCTGCGATACCGCTGGGCGATGCGCGAGCGATGGCGATGCTTCGTCAGGGTCTCGGAAGTGGTGGGAGTGTGACATTCCAACCAGGATCGATCACGGTGAACATCGCGGGAACCACGACACCGGAACAAGCGAAGAAGATCGGTGAGAATGTAGGCGCGGGGATCGCCAACGTGCTCAGTCAGAATAACATCCGCACAGCGGTGAGGACGGTCTAAGATGGGCGATTATAACTCGTACGCTCCGACAATCTTGGGCGAAGAGTGGGTTCCGATTCGTGACGAGAACATCTTCCTTAGCCCCGTGGTTAACGTCGTTGAGCAGGGTCACGGTTTTACCATCGCGACATCTCGCACGCTGCAGGACGGCCGATTTTATCTGAATCAGTTTCCTTCTGCCGATAACCAAGTTTCACAAGCGTATCAGATTGCGATATATCCTCGCGGCACCGAGACGTTGACCGGACCGGTTCGTACGGTTGACATTCCTGTGAACAACGGTGGAATCACCGGTAACGCGTTCATCACCGGTGTGAACGTTGCTGACGCACTCTATGTGCCGTCCGACTCGAACTTCATCACGCTCTCTGGCGGTACTCCCGCTGATGCGAACGTTGATCTCTACTTCGCGACGAATGCGTACGCGCAGCTACTCAACGGTAAGCGCATCTTAAACGTATCACTGATCTACACCGCTGAGTTTAGTGCGAACGTGCCGACGCCGTTCAACGGCGAAGTTAACGTGTATCAGGTACCGAACCCGTATGGTGTGAGATATGGTCGAGTTAATGACGGCACCATCAGTGGTCCCGTTGCGGGACCCGGTACGCCCGTGTACACGTTCATTGATATGGGCGAGATCAGTCCGTTCTGGCAGACTGGTGACGTGAACCTAATAACCGAACGACTTCCGTGGACATACGGTGTACTGCAGCGTTTTGAGTTCGCGGCAGCGAACCGTCTGACGGTTCGCTGGAAGGGATTCCAGAACGTATCCGGTACCGCGATGTTTCTCGAATACTGCGCGATGCGTGTCACGTACTGCGAGGAGCAGCGACTTATTGTCGGCGCCACGCAGTTCGGTGGATTCAGCTCAGCGACGCTTGATAGTGTCGGTCGCTGTCAATTTCTCAATCAGACGAACATCATCACAATGCGATCGTTGCCGACGTTTGCAGCGAGTCCGGTGCTTACCGCCGGCGACTACTCGCTCGTGTTATCTGCGGCCGATGTCGGGGCGCCGGACGCGAAGGATTCACCGTACGCGCTCTTAAATGCGCTGCGTGAACTCTATGACGTGCCGTCGCATCCGGGTATTCAGATTAACCTCACGCAGACCGTAGGCGACACGTTCACAAAAGAACCCTTACTAACATTGCCACAACTATCTCTTCACACATCAAGCGGTCCGCTCACTGAGGTTCACTCGTATGGCCGCCAAATCGCCGCGCAAGTATACGGCACCATCACCGCGACACAAGAGATCTACGATGACATCTCTGGAGTGAATGCGTCGTACCCGCAGGTACGGTACTACGCGCGACGCTTTGGTAACACGACGATACCGCTCACACTGACCGGCACTGGCATCTTCACGACCTCGACCGCGTCGATCACGCCCAGCGCGTTCGACGCGCTCGACACGATCATCGACGGCTGGAAAGAGGTGAACCTACGATTCAGTGTGGCACCGTTGATGGGAGCCGCGACCGGCACTCCAGGTTGGACGTGGTCATCTCCGGGTGAACTGATCGGCAACCGCTGGGAGATCCTTGGCGCGTGTGCACCCGCGATCTCAGGCGTTCCGGGCAACGCGTACAGTCTCATTCCATCGCCACATCAACTTACGACAACGACGTATCAGCCGCCGGTCGGCAGCACCGTTGAGTTGACGTGGGCGCCACAAGGCATAGGTTCGCCTCCGGTGTCTGGAATGGCGTCCGATCCGACGAGTGACGCTGTGCTCATGTTCTCCACCGATCCACCGATGATCAGTGGTTTCGCGATTGCTCTTACGTCACAGGCTGTCACCGGATTTACCGAGTGTACGAGTGGACCGTGTTGCATTCCGACCGCGATCCAATATCATCACATCACGTGGGTGAATCCTGGTCTGGTGAATGACACGTTTACTCGTGTCGTCGCACCCGGTGGTTGGGGTTCCGCCGACACCGGACAAGCGTGGGCAGTGACCGTCGGCACCGCGGCCGACTTCAGTGTGAACGGCACAAAAGGCGTGGTGTCACATCCGTCTACCGGAAGTGATCACGCCATCGCGATCAACGCCGGTACGACGAATCAGCGGGTGAGTACGTTCTTCACGCTACCTACACTTCCTGTCGGTAGTGGTGCCATAGCCATCATTGATGTATACGCGAGACGCACAGATAACAGCAACGCGTACATCGCTCGTGTGACGACAACAACTGCGGGTGTAATGACACTCAACGTCTTTCAAGTTGTCGCGGGTGTTGGTGCGACGATCGGTACCGGGTTGCCGATTCCACTCGATGTTACACATAGTTATGGCATTCGTCTCGAAGTGCAGGGCTCGATGATACGAGCTAAGTTTTGGGATGATACGAGTGGGACGGAGCCAGACTGGCAGATCATCACTGTCAACTCTGCGGTCACATCGACCGGCACAACCGCGCAGATATTTAGTTTTACGGGTTCAGCGACTAATCTTCCATATGTGTTTAACTTCGACAACACGTCCGTCATTGCACCAACATTTGGCGCATATGAGTTACAACGCATGGATGTGGTTGACACAACGTGGCAAACCATCATGCACGCAACCAATCCGACGACGTTGTTCTTCAACGATTATGAGGCCCGT